CGGCTTCAGATGTTGTCCTAGTACCACCGTATTGCTCTGCCAATTCTTTGGCCGCAGTGTCTAACTGCACAATAGTTTGCTCGGCATTTTCTTTCATTATTCTTGTAGATGCGGGCAGCATAGCCAACCCAGCTTCAACAAAATTAATTAACGGTGATCCACTGACTTGTCCGGCTGTCGGATTCTTTACGCCCGTCTTGACCATTCTTTCAAGGGCCTCTTCAGCTGAAGCAGACATAGCGTTGTAGGCATATCTTATTGGGGCACCGCCCACAAACTTAACGCCACTCCAGATCTTACTTAATACAGGTCCGGCTGCTGCATTGATTGTGCCCGTAAATGCCATATCACCAGCTCTTTCTAAACCGGTCCTACTGTCCTCGGTTTCCCCAAAAAAATCTAAAACGCTTATATAAGCTTCCCTAGCTAATGCACTACCAACGCCTTCACCGGCAATAAATCCAGCAGTAGCACCCATAGGAATTCCGACCACTGTGGGCGACGAGACAGTACCGCCAGCTATACCGCCAGCTATACCACCGCCGATCGCACCGACTGTTTCTGCTATTTCTGGTCCTACATCGGCGAAATCGCCAAGCGTAGGTACCGGCATACCAAACAACCTAATGTCTTCATCAAACAAAGTAAGCTGCCCAGTTTCTGGGTTTGTGAATATAAAGTTACCTCTACCAAACTTTGTAGCGCCGTTTTCTGGATCAAAGATCTCTACAGGAACCGCGTCTGTATAACCTAAATTTCTAAGGGTGGCTAACCTGTCTTCTTGGCTTTGCGCAGCGCCTACTTGTGCTCTTACACCGGCCGGTGCTCCGCTTTGTGTATCAATCGAATCTTCACGCTCTTGCTGAGCAATACGAATAAGTATGTCGTTATCGTGCCCAGGACCTTTGTTTGCTTCAGGTTGACCGCTTGCAATAGCTAACAATGTATCGTCGTCTAATTCTTTAAATGCGCTATTGCTCATAGTAGTCCCATATTTCTAAGCCTTGCAGCCAGAGCCTCATCTGTTTGTGCTCTTTTTCTTAATTCATCCATTGCAGCCTTTGGCGTATCAGATTGAAAAGAAGATTTAAAATCATCCACAGCTTCTACAACTTTATCATAAGCCTTACCAGCACCGACTCGCATACCGCCGGTTGCTGCTCTTCTGGCTTCTTTTTTATCACTTAAAGTAATTTCATCATCAACGATGCGTGGAAAATAAGTGTTATCAATCCAAACAATCTCTGAGTCGTTAATCACCGCACCGGTTTCTTTTCTTAGCTGAGCTGTAGAAAAATCATATTTGGCCCTTTCATACTGTTTGTATTTTGGGCTTAACAAAAGTCGTTCTAACCAACCTCTAACACCCGCTCCTGTATCACCACCAAGGTAATCAACAAGAACATCTTTAAAGTTAGCCGGATTAAAACCAGACCCCTCTAAATCTTCAATTCTTCGTAGGGCTTGCTCCATGCGATAAGCAAAACCAGCGTCTTTTGTTTGTCCTTCGGTAAAAGGGCTTTTCATTTTTTCGGTGCCAGGAATTATTTGTGGCCCTATCTGCACTTCCGGTTTGTCTAGTTGATCTTGTGTTATGGGTGTGAATTGGCTCATGGAAGCGTGCCCTCCACCCCGTTAGGATCTACATAAACTTGTTTGCCACCAACAGTTTTGCCTGGCACTGGCGTGTAAGTTACGCCGTCTTCCACTCTTACGCCTGGTGTTGGAGTCGTTGGCTTAAATATCTCATCAACATTAAAACCAGGTACTTCAAGGACACCTTCTTCTGTTTGTATTTGTTTTGACTGACTAACAATAGCCACGGCCGCAGCGTAATCACCTGGATAGTCGATCTTGTATTGTGGGTTATCTTGGGCCTCTAAAATAATATTCCAGGCCCACACATCTTTACCGGTGCCATCTATTCTGCCGCCAGTTTCTTTTAACTGTTGCAGTTGATACTCAAAACCAGCTTGCGCTGCTAATTTTTGAAATTCTTTCTGCCTTTCTCTTTCTTTCTCGGTTTTTTCATAAGCCATCATCATTAGTTTTTGGCTTAAAGCGTCCGCGGCTTCTCTTTTTTTTGCTGTCTCTTCGCTGAATAAATTAAACCCAGAGGCCAAACCATAACCAACAGAAGGCGGTCTACCGCTTGCTGCTTGCGCTGCCAAGCCTTGTGAAAGGCTGGTAGCCATATCATACAAAGTAGGCCTTCTTTGATTGCCTCCAAAAAGTTGTGATAGTTTTGCGGCTTCTGCTTGAATGTCGGCAACACTTGTCGGAGCCACCTGGTCAGAGCTTTGCAACATATTAAGATATTGTTGCTGAATCGAGGGCGGTGTAGTGGCTGGTCCGCCAGTAGCAAATACGTCTATTTCCTCTGTTGTATGATAACCAGGCATTCCTATCCTCGTCCGTATGGGTTCATAAAGTTACCGATCGCACCAAACGCACCCAGTCCTGTCGCTAAGCCAGCCTGTAAAGCACTAGGCTGCGGAGCGTAAGTTGTTTGTGTTTGTTGCGTCCCTTGTGGCACCGCTTGGATAAATGGCAACAATGACTGATATTGAGCCATTGGAGCTTGCTGTGCTGTTAATAAATTTTGTCTTTGCGCATCTAATTGTCGTTGCGCTAACTGTTGCTGTTGTTGGCCAAAACCAGATAAAGCGTTTATACCGGTCAATCCAGCTTGTTGCGCTTGCCCACCAAGGCCTTGCATAAATCCACCAAAACCTTGTCTTGATTGCAGTTGTTGCTGTCCAATCTGCCCTTGGATGCTTCCAAGATTGCCTTGAGCACCAGCTAATTGCCCAGCAGATCCTAACGCAGCTTGTCCGGCACCATATAATCCTTGTTGTCCAGTTTGTCCTAGTCCGACTAATGTAGAACCTAAACCAGTGCCAGCTTGAAATCTTTGTTGTCCGGTCCTACCAAATAAATCTACAACGCCTTGCTCAGCACCCAACCTTTGTTGTGCGCCGCTTGTTAATCTGTCTGCCGCCCCAGTTTCTGCGCCAAATCTTTGCCCAGATAGTGAGCCAAGACCTGAAGCTAAACTTTGTTGCGCTCCTAGCCTTTGGCCTGATAAATTAGCCAAACCAGTCCCAGCAGCGGTTTCTGCTGCTCTTTGCCTAGCAAACTCGCCCATACCGGCTCTCTGGGCCTCTGTAAAGCCCCTAGAGCGAATTCCAGCCAATTCTTTAGCCAAACCCCTACCTAGCGCTTCTCGACGCTCATCGGCGCTTAATCTAGCCCTAGAACCAAACGCTGACTCTCCGCCTCTGCCAATATCTTGTGCAAATTGCACTCTATCGGCTTTGTCGCCTTCTCTTAATATGTCTTCTATCGTTTGATCGACCACGCGATCTTCGTATGGGTCAAAAAATTGTCTTGTTAGGTCTTGGTCGTATGCGCCTGTAGTACCTCTGATTAAGGCCTCGGATTCACCTAGTCGGCCACCAAAATCTTGAGCAGCGCCCCTTTGTATTGATTCTATGTCGCCAAGATCTTCACCAAAGCCCCTAGCTGCATCTAATCCTCTTTGCTCTGCTACCGACATCCTGGCACCGAAACGATCGGCTGCGCCTTCTCCTCGTGCCTCTACATCGCCAAGCCTTCCATATAAGTCTCTTGTTGCGCCTGTAGACAGTTCTCTGCCTTCGCCGATAGAGCTTAAAAGGCCTTCAAGGCCCCTATCGCGCAACGCTTGTTCTTCTGCAACACCCCGTTGCATGGTTCCTAAAGCTTGCTCACCTAAAGCTCTTTGTCTTTCTAGGCCTTCGTCAGAACGCGCAACACCTTGTCGATATGCTGCCTCTGCATCACCTAAAAACCTATCTTGGATGCCGACTTGTTCGCGAGTGAGCTGCATAGCTCTTAATTGATCTGGTGTTAGTCCAGCAACCTCTTGATCTACTACCCTGGGTGTCCCGTCTGGATTAAAAAAAGTTCTTTCGGCCGCCCTCATAGCGCCAGGTATAAAACCGCCTTCGCCGTCTAAGCCAAATAGTAATTGCTGAGTGGTAGCATCTGCTGTGGTTCCTGTTTGTGTAACCCCAGAAACATACGGGCTTTGACCAGCCGCTTCTGTTGGAGGCGGTAACTGACCTTGTGGGGGCTGGTTTATTCCTAGCTGTTGTTGTCTGTAATTTCTTAATTCATCAACCGTAATACCATAATAATCAGCCTCTTGCTGATCCATTTCTTCTTGTGTGGGCTGTATATAATTGTAATAAGGCCTACCAGGAATTTGAACACCAAGATCTTCCCGACTAATAGATGCCAAGCCGCCAGTTTGGTACTCTTCAGGCATTTGCATTAGCATAACTCCCAAATAGGTCCATCATTTCGTACATCATATTTGTGCCGCGCTCCCTATCTGGCGTGCCAGCCGGAGTTAACGTCAATATTCCATCTCGGTTCTGCATTTCAAAACCACCAGCTCCTCTAACTGCTGCGCCAGTCATAACAAACTCACCGTCACTTAACATGGCTGGTATATCGTCACTGGTTTCTGTGCCTGGACCATCAATTCTTCCATTCATTCTTTCAAAATCTTCCATAGCTACATTGCCACCCTCGGCAAAAGCCATCGGGTACACTGCCCCACCACCAGCTGCCGCCATTGGCTGGCCGCCTGATAAAGTTGGGATAGTACCTCTAGGCAACAAACCAAACTCAACAGGGTTAGGCATTTGTGTGCCCATTCTCTTGGCTATTTCAGCTTCGATGTTATAACGACCCGTTGGCCCCATTGTTGTTAATGGAGTTAATGGCACGCCTCGATCTTTTTTAGCCTCGTCGTAAGCCATCTTGCCTAGAAAATAAGCCGGTATGCCCGCAGCTGCTAAACCACCAATACCGCCCATTCCACTAAACATACCGCCACCACCGCCTTGTTGGCCAGCTAAGCCGTAGTTTGTAAGACCCAATCTGTCTGTAAATCCTCCAGCCATATCTCCAATCATTCCAAAATTACCGACGTTATCTCTACCGCCACCTGTAAACAGGTTGCTTAAAAATCCACCTTGTGCTGGCGCCGCCATGCCTGGAATGTTTAATGATTGACCAGCAAAAATCATGTTTGGATCTGTTATTTGCGGGTTGGCCGACAATAATTGGTCAACAGTCATGCCGCTTTGTCTTGCTATTTGACCAAGCGTATCACCTGACTGGATTTGATATTGTGACGGTACGCCGGCGTTTGGATTAAACGGAGGTGTTGATCCTGGCATACCAGGTGCAACAGGCTGTCCAAATCCAAATAAAGAACCAATACCTCTTCTTATGCCTGGCCCTATTTGACCACCAAATATTCCTGTAGAGCCTTGGGCTGGATTAAAAAAAGTGCTGGCTAAATTGCCAGACCCCAAACCAGTTCTTAATGCGGCTAACTTGTCACCAAAACCTAATGCCCCAAAATTTCCACTGCCAACAGCTTTGCCGCCAACCGTTCCTAAACTTCCTATGCCGCCCATTAGCTTGCCCGCGCCAAATCCTGATAAGCCGCCTGTAATTGCGCCTTTCAATCCTTTGCCGGCAGCTAAATTAGTACCAGCGCCAATAACACCAGCAAGTACAGGCCCAACGCCTGGAATAAAGTTAGCTAGAGGTCCGGCTATTGGTGCTATCTTTTTAACAACTTTTTTTATGCCTTTAGCAATCTTCTTTAAAAAACCGTGTTGTTCCATGCCTGTGTAAACATTTAAAGACGCTAATCCAGTACCGTGAACCATTTCTTCTGGGTCAAGCCCCATTTCAACGGCAGTTTTTTCTATTTCTTTTTCAATTTTTGGGTTTTTTTGTATTAGCTCACGAGACACATTAAGGTCGCCAGATCTAACGTGGGCTACCAAATCGTCTTCGCCGCCAGTAGCAGCAACCTCTTCCATTAAACCCGCGTATGGCGCATTGGCAACTATAGAGGCATTTTCTATCATTTTGTCCAAAAGCTTAATTTCGCTAGGATCTTTTGTTTGCGATTTTTGTAATTCCAATTCCTGTAGGGCTTTCGACAATTCTTGCATTGGGTCCACAGACTCGGCCAATCTATCTCTTTGGCCACGTCCAAGTTGTGGCATGGGCGCGGGAAGCATATTATAGAAGTTTCTGCCACCTATCTGTAGTTCGGGCGGAATATCTCTTTCTGGAATTAGATCTTTCTCCAAATATATGCCTTCTGATCTGTCCTCAACCCCATTTTGGTTGTAATCTCTATACTCCATAGTTTTTATAGGGTTAATAACCATGCCCTCTGGTATAGGTGAACCATCCATCAATCTTGGGGCTTGATCGATAGGCGTCCTTTCTTGTTTTAGTCGATCTAAAAAATTTCTGGAATCTAAACCACCCCTTGCAGTTCCTAAAGCTTGCTCTAAGGCTTGTGCTTTTTGGTTAACTGTTTCTTCTGTATCAAATAGTTGTGGAAAATAAGTTTTATCCGCCCAATCTATTTCAGATTTGCTAATAACAGCGCCGGATTCTTTTTTTAATAAAGCGGCAATAATTGCTTCTTTTTCAGCATCGCTAATAACAGCGCCAGTTTCTTTTCTTAATAAACCACCCCTTTCAGCTCCCGACGCTTGTCTCATACGCTGGGCAAAACCAGCACTTTGCGGGTCACCAGATTGTTCCATTTGTTGAGCAGCCTGTTCTCTGGCTTGTCTTTTATCCTCTATAAGCTCTTCGCTGTCGCCCAATTGTGGAAAATAAGTTTTATCCGCCCAAGCCATTTCAGCATCACCGATAACAGCACCCGTTTCTTTTTTTAACAAAGCTGTTATAAAGTTCCTTTTTTGTTGGTCGTGCAGTTGATATTGGGGCGACATCATCATTCTTTCTATACCCTCTGGAACAAGAGGCAGATTGTCAGTTATCCTGTCTCTCATGCTGGGAACATAATCCAGGGGTGAGGGCGACCCTCCGTCTTGATAACCCATGGCTTCATACTCTTCGTGAGTAGCGCCTGGCATGACCGTCCCATCCGGCATCGTATGGGTTGCCATTCCTCCACCCATAAATTCTTGTAGGTTGTACCGTTTCATTAATGCCTTTGTTAGATCGTTGTTTTCCATAATTATGTTATCTCTATAGTGACTGCCCCCACCCCAAAGGTTGCCGCAACACCAACGGGATATGTTTGATGCTGGTATAAGTTTCTAAATGTATTCCCATCGTATGCTTGGTGCACCTCCACTGTTGTGTTAAATATTATAGCACCCGTGGCAAATTGTAACCCAGAAATGTCATCTGCGCTAAAATGTCCAATCGCATCAGGATCCACAGCTCCTAAATTTAACTCCAAAATTCTTACTAATCGGTTGAAGGTGTTTGCATCTACCGACTCTCCTTGAGCTGTTGGAAGTCTTGTCGGCAATAATTTAGACACTAACCTCTACGGCCAGAAGCTTGTATATCTAGCCTCGTGTTGCCGACTCTCCACTTATAATCTTTTCTATTCGATTCCACCGAGTTATCGTCATCGGATTCAAACCTAATAGCCATTTGCCGAGTTCTAGTACGCACGCCTCCGTATGTAGTTGTTGGCGTAATTTGTGTTGTTGAGTCTGTGGTTAAGCTTTCGCCTGGATAATTTCTGCGCTTAATAACGGCATTGATAGCTGGTGTATTGGATATGCCTATAGTTGTATCAAACTGAATGTCTGGCACAATCTTTTTAATAAACGCAAAGTTTTCTCCGTCCCCTAAATCAATATCTGCTGACTCAATGAAAACGCCATCCATACTGTCTGTGTCGTTGTTGTAGCCGGTTTCGTGTAAATAAATATATTGTGATCCAGAGACAGCGCCTGAAGCCCTTGGTTTGTCTTCTATGCCAGCGTCTAACCACGCATACCGAACCATTTTTCCAATAGACCAAGTTTGTTCTTCGTAGTTATATATGGCGTAACGAGATATTTCCTCGGTGTCGTCCTCCTGAGACGGGTAGAAGAACCACACCTCGGAAAATTCTGCGTTAACTACCGCATGGCATTTAAACGCTTGTCCTAAGTTAAGGTCGTTAAACACATAATCTTGAACCGAGCACGGTAATTTTTGTACCGACCCGTTGTAGAAGTAAAAAGCATTTTTGGACATGAAATACACGCCATTTGGCGCATTAGCGGCTGCTTTAGGCCCTATAAGGCCAGCACCCTCGTTAATCAAATTCAAAGCAAATGTCAACGGCGGCCCGATAAAGGTCATGCTGTATAAAGACGTATCGGTCCAAATTAATGTTTCTTGCCTCGATTTGAGGCCGCCGACAATCAAAGAACCAGAAGAGAGGCGAACCGAACCAGCACTGTTAGTTGTTAAGGGTTCAAACTCAAGTTCGTTTTCTGTGTCAGAAAAGGCGACCAACATGGGATCAATAACTCCTGATCTACTGCCACTAGATATTGGATCTGCGCCTAACACTATCAGGTGTCTGTCTGTTTCGGACGTTATAACTTGCAAGCCAACGGTTGGCACCAAGTTTGCCCCGCTTACCCCGCTTAAAGCTAACGCTCTAACACTAAGCCCATTGTCCTCAACCCATCGATATATGCCACCACCGCGAGGGTTTATTATCAAATTTTCACCAAAATTGTCATGGGTCCACAAACGTAATTGCCCTACAGCTGTGACTGCACTGGTAGATCCAAACGTGCTTGCTCCCCAAGTGCCAGCGCCCCAACCACTTGAAGGAACATAAACATCTAGCCCTGAATTTATTTGATATACACCATCCACCCCAGAGCCGCCATTGCCAGAGTCAGATGCGTTAGCAGTAACAGTAACGCCAGAAGTATTTTTGGCTGTGATCTCGTAAGTGTTGGTGCCTGTAACCAAGCTAATTTGATACTCTTGGTTTAAAACTGCGGCAGTAATATTGCCGCCCAAACTAACAGCGCCTGATATTGTTACAAAATCACCCGTTACAGCGCCATGGCTTGAATCGGTTGCTGTTATAGTAGATGACCCATTGCTGGCCGCGAAAGTTATTCCATTGGTTGTGGTGGCTCTAATGGGAGTTACGTCATTATAAGCCTGGCCTTCTTCAATGTAATATTTATTGGTTGTACCAATACCGAGGTATCTTGATCCGCCTAATGAAATCCATGAATGGAGCGCTCTTGCTGATCCTGTGAATGTGCTTGAAGTTAACTTTTCCCAGCCTCCAATTTTTTCTGGTCTGCCTTTTCTAAAACGCACAAAGTTGCCGTCAACCCATCCGTTTTCATTGGAGTAATTAGTTTCTTCTTTGTTTATTCCAGGCTTAAAATTAAATACAGTTAAGGGCATAACCAGACACCTTTAACTATTTAAGCCAATCTAATAATCGCTGCGCTACTAGAAGCACTTGGAAATACGACCGTAAAATCACCAGCTGTGCTGGTTTTGTCTCCTCCAAAATCGATCGCAGCAATTGCTTTGTTTGAATTTGTGCTGTTGTATAACAAACATCCCCTTGCCGTTACCGTAGCCGTCCCGAATGTTAAGTCAGCAAAATCACATACAGCAACTGAGCCAGATAGAGCCGGCGTCACATTAGTTAAATTAGATCCGCCAGCAGTATAATTAGTTCCACTGCTCTGGCCAGTTGTTACATAGGCCGTTGTTGCGGCTCCAAGTGTTGCTGAAGATGTATAAAGCGCCAACTTGATAGTGTCGGCACCGTTTGTTAGATTATGCCCCTCTACAAGCAATTCTTGCTTGAAGCTGTTGCATATAGCAGATGTAATTGCCATGTTATAACTCCTTAATAATGTCGGCCATGTCCAAGTGACCTTGGCCTCTTAATAAGTTTACCACAGTTGTTCGATCTGAGGCGATTCCACTGCGGATCCCTCTTAACACTATATCATACACCGCGGTCTTAAAAGCTAAAGCTTGTTGCTTAACATGATCTGGAGCGTGCTCCGATATTCCACAAATTTTGTTGGTTACTTGCGCAGCCCAAAATTCTGGATCGTGCCCTTTGTTCTCAGTAGTGTGTACTCCCACCTTTCCTAGTTTAATAAATGCGTCACTCATCCTTTAAATGGCTCTGGTGGCCTTGGTATTGTTTGTATTGTGGTTTTGCCTGTTTCTATCATCTGGTCCATTTCTGATTTATTACAAACAAACCATTCGTCTTTGTCAGGTATAGCAATCTTAGGATCATCCAGCCTGTGATAACCATACAGCCTATCTTCCATGGGCACGTCAGAATCTAATAATGATGACCTAGGGCTTACGCCGACTTTAATTTCTTTTTCTATACACTTAGACAACCAAAACTCTACACAAGCTCTGCCCGCCTCGGCAAAATGTAAATTGCCTTTGTAGCTAAAATCTATACCAAACAAGTCTATTTGTTTTACATTATTCCAATACGCAAAAGCTATTGCATAAGCGACCGTGTTGTTCATATATGCGCACCTAGTAGCTGCGACAACCTCATTAACCGGATATTCAACAATTCCAGGAACACGCTCGTCTAATACACAAGAATAAATAGGTATGTTTAATTTTGGCAATATTTTGCGCATTACGTCGGTTTGTTTGCCAGCATCTTCAGTGTCGAAAAAACGGCTTGCTGGGTCCATCATAAACAAACGGTCTAATTGAAAGACGGCAGCTGAGCTGCCGCACCCCCAAGTTTCATCCCATTCGACCGAGTTTTCTCTGCCTATAACATAGTCAATTTGGGATGTTCCTAACCCGATAAGAGCGACGTGAGCGCCCTCAAGATCTCTTATAGGCTCCATTACGAAACGCCTTGTCGAAGGGAATCGTACCTATATTCGTCGCGTTGTTTTCTGCCTTCGCTTAGATTTTTCATCCTAGCCAAAGCTTCTTTAAACCTAGCCTCAAAATTCGCCAAAACATCTGGTGTTTCTTTTAAGAAAACAGCAGCTTCGACCAACGTGCCGTAAAGCAACGCATCTGGGTAATCAGTAGAAAGCACCGTTGTTCCGGAATCAGCGCCAGCAGTCAAACTGGCTGGTTTGTATAGATAATGGATCTCAACCGTATAATTTGAATCCGGTATCGGGCTTAACTCAAAAGCTGTGTCGTCAAATAAACTATAGTATTTAGGGCGCCCAGTAACCGTGGTTGTAGGGCTGTATTCTTTTAAAAAACTGGGATGTTTGAAATCAAGATAATAATACTTGCTGCTAGATATTACCGCTGCACTGAACGGCGCGTAAAAGTCCGTTGGTGTCGCCAAAAACCTATTAGAAGCTGTCGCAGTACCTTGCACATTTTTTCTTTGTACAGGCAGCTGTACGTTGTTAAATATCCGATCTTCCGCTTCTTTAATTAACGTATTCAAGCTGTTAGTAAAAGTAGTCTCCGTAGACTCCATATAATCTTGAACCGTTGATTTTAATGTTGCTAATGTAAAACTCATGTTATTTCTACCGTTACCTCCCCGACACTACAAGATATTTCGTATGTGTCTAATTGTGTTCCAAGTATACCTTTGTCTACATTAGTATAAATTAAAAATTTCTTATTGTCATCAGAAGTATCTGGCCTTGCGTTTTTCAAAGCTTGGGAGTCTGCCGGATAAGGCTTTCTATCTAACTGCGGGTGTTTTGGTGACCATTGATCGGGACCTACCAAAAGACCGTCCCAGGTCATTTTCATGTCTCTTAGCTTATAACGGAAGCCTGTAATGTCGCATATTCCGTAAGCATTTTTTCCACTAGCTGTTGCCATGCTTATGCAGAATTATAACCGCTTAGTCTCGGAGCAACCCTAAAACTTGATCGGTCCTCATCTTGTGCTTTGGCGCGGTCAAACTCTTCCTCGTATAGTTGTTTTAACATACCAGTTTTTTCTGGCGCTTTTTTCAAGCTCATATAATAAGCCAGACCAGCGGCTAAACACGGATAAAACCGAAAGGGCACGTCTAGCGTGTTTGCTCCCACGTCCGCGTCATCCATCCTGGTCAACACATTCATATAAACCGTATAAGTGCTAGATTTGTCTGGCACCGGCCACACCGTGATAGTTGGTGTTGTTTGTTTATTAACAAATACCTGGTTTGGTTTTCCTGTAGTAGATTTTGTAGCCAGGTGGCTGTATTCAGCTCGGCTCATTCTATTTAAAGGCGTGTCTGTGGTTGTGTTATTTGCTGTTTCTCTTATATAAATATCTAAAATATCAATCGGAGCTGTGGCGTTTGTGCTATCAATGTTATAAGTGCCTGTGTCCTTCACCATAGCAACAGTTTTTTCTGTTACTGTCCATTGATTGAGGCCTCTATTTGCCCACTCAGCTAACATTAAGTTAAGGCTTCTTGTCGCTGATTTTAAATCGTAACCAGTTCTAAGCTCTAGCCCACAGCGCTCAAATGCCTCTTCGACATAATCCGCTACGTCTAGTTCAAAATCTTTAGATCCAGATACAGCCATATCTATTTACGCCCGTACAACCCACAGTTGCCCATAGGCTTCATAGCAGAGCCGCCCTTGTTCATTTTTTTGGCTTTGCCGCCATAGCTCATTCCCATAGCTTTTTTAGCTGCTTTTTTACCCGCTTCTGTATACGGGAATTTTTTTCCATTAATATTTGGCATAATTTACTCTCATCTCATTATTCTAAGCCCGCCCAGGCCTCGATTGATATTTGAAATACCCATAGGAATCCTAGGTGTTCTCGGCGCTGGCGCTGGTGCTGGTATAGCTGGCGCTGGCGCTGGCGCTGGTGCTGGCGCTTGTTCTGCTAGTGCTCTTTCTCGTATGCGGCTGAAAAAACCACCACCTGTATTTGGGACGTTTGGCGCTGGCGCTGGTATAGCTGGCGCTGGCGCTGGTACTAATGGAACGTCTTGAAATTTATCTCCATAAGGACCACCAGCAACCA